CCGCCATCGGGCTCGACAAAGGCAACGGCGAGTCGTTCGGCGAGCTCGGCGCGATCGTCGAACACTTCGAGGCCGAGGACCTGTCCACGGACGCCATCAAGCCGGTCACCCCAGAGGCGTACAAGGCCGCCTGCCAGGCGATCGTGTCGGCCGTCGAGCACGGCACGGCGCAACGTCCGAAGCTGGCCGGCATCGACCAGTTGCAGATCGCCGGCGAGAAGGCGACGGAACGCATCGTCGGTGGCGGGTTCGTGTTCGACCGCAAGTCCTCTGTGCCGTTGTCGCCGCTCGTGTCGTGGCTGATCGCCCGTTCGCTGCTGGCCGAGGAGAAGCCGCGCTCCAAGGCGCTCAACACCCGCTCCAGCCTGCGCGCCAGGTCGTCGTCGCTGTAAACCCCAACGCCTGAGGAGGGCTGCATGATCGAGCGCAGTCCCGAGTGGTACCTCGTGCACCTCTACAGGCGTCTCATTGCCCGCAGCGCGTCCGTTCAGCGCTTCGAGAACTACTACGACGGAAATCACGAGCTGTCCTTTTCCTCGCAGGAGTACCGCAAGGAGTTCTCCAAGATGCTCCGCGGCGTCTCGGACAACTGGATGGCGCTCGTGGTGGACGCCGTCGAGGAGCGCATGCACGTCGAGGGCTTCCGCATGACCGAGGAGCCCGCCGGCGACGACGACGCGTGGCGCATCTGGCAGGAGAACTGCCTGGACGCCGATTCGGAGATGTTGCATTCCACGGCGCTCCAGACCGGCGCAGCGTACGCGATGGTGTGGTTCGGCGAGGACGCCCGGCCAGAGATCACCGTCGAGCACCCGAGCCAGACGATCGTCGCCTACGAGGCCGGCACGCAGCGCAAGCGTGCCGCGGCGCTCAAGACGTGGATCGACGAGTGGACCGGCGACGTGCGCGCCAACGTGTACCTGCCGGACGGGATCTACAAGTACCAGTCCCGCCGCGCGATCACGCTCGACGAGTACCAGACCCGCACGGGCCGCGATCGTCGCCTGGACGTGCTCGGCGCCATGTGGATGCCTGCACCGTCCACTGAGGCCGAGGTCGACAACCCGCTCGGCGTCGTGCCGATCGTCGAGTTCCGCAACCGCCCCCGAATGCTAGGTGACGGCCGGTCGGAGATCGCCGACGTGCTGTCCGTGCAGGACCAGATCAACAAGCTGGTGTGCGACATGATGGTCGCGTCGGAGTTCTACGGCTTCCGGCAGCGGTGGGCAACCGGTGTTGAGATCCCGATGGACCCGGTGTCCGGGCAGCCGTTGCAGGACCTCCCGTTGGCGCTCGACCGCATGTGGCACAGTAGCGACCCGAACGCCAAGTTCGGCGAGTTCGGGGAGACGAACCTCCAGAACTACGTGGGCGCCATCGAGAACCGTGTCCGGTCACTCATGGGCCGCACACGCACCCCGTGGTACTACGTGCCGTCCAATCAGGCGCCCCCGTCCGGTGAAGCGCTCAAGACGGTTGAGACGGGCCTGGTCGCCAAGTGCCGCTCCCGGCAGCGCCACTACGGCGAGTCGTGGGAAGAGGTGATGCGCCTCGCGTTCGCCGTGCTCGACGACCCCCGCGCCGATGCGCGGATGGCCGAGACGGTGTGGTCGGACCCCGAGTCGTACTCGGAAGGCGTGCGGACCGACTCGCTCCTGAAGCAACTGGCGATGGGTGTCCCGGTGCGCGTCCTGTGGGAACGCGCCGGCTACTCGCAGACCGAGATCGAACGATTCCGCGAAATGCTCGCAGAGGAAGGCGAAGTGCTCGCCGGGCGCCAGCTCGGCTCCAACGCCCCCTCACTCAGCCTCCAAGCGGCGCCCACCACGGCGTCGCTCGAGCAGGCGAACCGATCTGACGTCACGCCGAGCGCGGACGTCTGAGTCTCCCGCCGATGACCCGAAATGGGGTGCGGCATGGACACACCAAAGGAAGCCGAAATGGCCGACGAAGATACGACGACCGAAACGGACGTCACCACCGACGACGCTCACACCGAGGACAAGCCCGACCTGGCAGCCGAACTGGCTAAGTGGAAGAGCATGGCCCGGAAAAGCGAAACGCTTGCCAAGCAGAACGCTTCGGCGGCAGCGAAGCTCGCCAAGATCGAGGAGGCCTCCAAGTCTGAGCTCGAACGAGCGCAGGCGGCGGCGGCCGAAGCCGATCAGCGCGCCAAGGCTGCCGAGGATCGGATCGCCCGCGCCCTCACCAAGGCCGCCGTGTCGACGGCCGCCGCGAAGGCTGGTGCGATCGACGCTGACGCCGTGCTCGCACTGTTGCCACCTGACGCCGTGACGGTGGAAGGCGACGACGTGAAGGGCGTGGATGAGGCGATCAAGGCGCTCCGCGAGTCCAAGCCGTACCTGTTCGGCAAGCCGAAGCCCGCCCCCGGGTCCGCCGATGGCGGTCGGCAGTCCGACAAGCCGGCCCAGTGGACACGCGAGGACCTGAAGGGCAAGTCGTCGGCCGACATCGAGGCGGCGCGTAAGGCGGGACTTCTGGTCTCGCTGATGAGCGGCGCCTGACACCCCCACTCCCCCTGAAAGGAAAGCCAGATGGCTCTCACGTTCATCCCCGAGATCTGGTCCGCCATGATGCTCGAATCCCTCAAGAAGGAGCTGGTGTACGCCGGCCCCACGGTCGTGAACCGCGACTACGAGGGCGAGATCGCGAACCAGGGTGACACCGTCCGCATCCGGTCGATCAGCCGGCCCACCGTCGCGACCTACACCAAGGGCTCGACCACCATCACCCCCGAGCAGTTGACCGACACTCAGCGTGCGCTGCTCATCAACCAGGCCAAGTACTTCGCGTTCGAGGTCGACGACGTCGACACCGCGCAGGGTCCCGGCGGCGAGCTGGAAGGCGGCCTCGTCGAGGCCGTGTACGCGCTGCGTGACACCGCCGACCAGTACGTCGCCTCGCTCTACACGGGCGCACAGTCGGCCAACCAGATCGGCACCGTGGCGGTCACCACCGGCGCGCTGGCCTACACGCAGCTCCGCAAGCTGAAGGTCAAGCTCGACGAGGCGAACGTCCCGCAGCAGGGCCGCTACGTCGTGGTCCCGCCCTGGTACCACGGCCTGCTCCTGGAGGAGGACAAGTTCGTGCGCGTCGACGCGTCGGGCACCTCCGAGGGTCTGCGGAACGGCATCGTCGGTCGGGCGCTCGGCTTCGACGTGCTCATGTCGAACAACGCCCCGCTGGTCACCGGCGACGACTACGCCGTGATGGCCGGCCACCCGAAGGCCATCGCGTTCGCCGAGCAGATCAACAAGGTTGAGGCGTACCGCCCGGAGGACTCGTTCTCCGACGCCATCAAGGGCCTCCACCTGTATGGAAGTAAGCTGGTGCGCCCCGACTCGATCGCCACGGTCATCGCCTCCATCACCTGATGCCCTGACGGGCCGCTACTCGCACGAGTGGCGGCCCGTCTGCATTCCCACGCTCACCCCACTCGAAAGGAACCACCGTGGCTCGCACCGCTGTCACCATCAACTACTCGACCACCGGCGGCGCCGTCACCGCGACCGTCGCAGACCCCACCAACGACCACGTCCTGGAGCTCGGCAACACGCCGCTCGAGGACGTCGTGATCGTGTTCGCCAACACGAACGGTTCGGACCGTGTCGCCACGATCCTTGCCGGCGACAACCCGCCCGCACTCTCGGCGGGCCAGGGTGATCTGGCGATCACCGTCCCGGCGACGTCAGGTGTGATGTGCGTGACCAACCTGGAGTCGGCGCGCTACCTCCAGTCGGACGGCACGGTCAACATCGACCTGGCCGCGTCGTTCGCCGGCACCGTCACCGCCTACCGGACCCGGTGATGCCGGACGTCGTTGTGGTTCGCGGGTCGGGTGGATCCCTCTTCGAGATGGACGTCCCGACCCGCGGCCACGCCGCAGAAATCTTCGAGCAGGCGATCGCGCTTGGCGAACTCACCATCGTCACCGACCCCGTCGAATGGGTCGAGATCAACGGTGCTCGCCACCTGCGCTTCGTCGACCCTGCCCTCATCCCCGACCCCGGCGCAGAGGTCGATGTCGAGCCAGAGGCTGATGTCGAGCCAGAGGCTGATGTCGAGCCAGAGGCTGATGTCGAGCCAGAGGCGGCGCCGCGCCGTCGTGGTCGTCCGCCCAAGGTGCGCGAGGAAGCCGCCACCGAACCCGAGCAGCCGACCGAGGCCGAACCAGACGAGGGGTGACCCGTGGCGATCCTGACCCGAGACGGCCTCAAGGACTACCTCCGCATCGAGATCGCGTCCGACGAGAACGACGATCTGGATGGTGTCGTGGACGCCACCGAGTCGCTGCTCCGCAAGGTGAGCGGCCGGACGTGGACGGTCGCGTCAGGATCGCCGTCGGCACGCAAGTACATCCCTCGCGGCCCACGGACGGACCTGCTCCGCATCCACGACTGCGTGTCGATCACGTCTGTCTCCAACGACGGCGAGACAGTGCCGATCTGGTCGACGTCGACCGGTGGCTACCAGACCGAACCGGTCAACGGTCTGGACTGGGCCGGCGAGTCACGTCCGATCGAGGGAATCCGCTACATCGGGTCGTGGTGGAAGTTCGACCACTACCGGGCGACCGTCACCGTCACTGCCGATTGGGGCTGGTCGGCGATCCCGCCGCAAGTTGAGCGCGCCGCCTACGTGCTCGCCAAGGACATCTGGACGTTCCGGGGTCAGCCACCGGCGCCCGGCGTCGAGGAGTACTTGGAGAACCGTGCTCGCGTGATGCTGAACGGCTACCGCCGCGAAGAAGCCAAGGCCGGGATTGGGGGCGCTGTCTGATGGCCGTCACCCTGTCCGCCATCCGCGCCGCCATCGGTACGCAGCTGCGCGCCAACATCGACCGTGAGGTGAACGTCGACGTTGACGGCAAGGAGTCACCCCCGCCGGTCGTGCGGCTCGTGCTGGACTCCACGCCTGAGTACTACACGTCGATGGGCTCCACCAACGTCGGCCTGTCGTCGGTGCGGTTCCGGCTCGAGATCGAACCAGGAAACGCCGACCAGTCGGCCGTCCAACGGCTCGACGACCTGCTGTCGATCGGCTCCACCAACGGCTCCAGCGTCATCGGCGCGTTGTTCGCAGGCGACACGCTCGCCGATGACGGCTACTCGATCGACGTCGCGCCTGGGCCATACGACTACACACCGCAGATCGGCGAGCTGATGGCGACGCTGTTCTTGACGGTGACCACCTCCAAGGACTGAGAAAGGGTCGGGCAATGGCTTCGACGTATTCCAAGATCACCGTCGTCCCACCTGTCGCCGATGGCGTCGGCGTGGTCCCTGTCGCGGTGTCGATCAAGGCCCCGAACGGCCTGACGGCGACGGCGTACACGTCTCGCGACGGGTCGACCGCGTTCACGTTCCCGGCGACGATCACGGTCGAGACGACGTTCTACCTGACGTCGGCGGGCGACCATGAGGTGTCGGCAATCGCCGGCGCGCAGCAGGTGGCGACACAGGCAGGCAAGCCGGCCCAGGTGTACGCCCCGAACTCGTCGACCGACGTCGTGGTGCGCTGCGTCGACCCAGTCGACAACGCCGACTCGCTCGCCGAGACGATCGCGACCGACACGGCATTCACTTCGCAGATTGTGTCGCTCGCGCAGGGCGTACAAGGG